GACACACGATCATCCACAACGGAAAAAAGTTTGTAACCCATCACATACCAGCAGGCGTGTTTTTCGGCGTTACATCTGTAATTGGTAACGGTTGTGTGGTAGATCCGGTGAAGCTTGAAGAGGAGATAGACTACTTAGAATCCCACGGAATCCCCGTGCGGCAAAATTTAAGGATTGCAAGCAATGCTCATGTTATCACCGAACAACATAAAGCCGAAGACGGCGTTGATGAGAAGATTGGAACAACTAGAACCGGTAACGGTCCCGCTTACCGTGATAAGTATAATCGTAGTGGCATTCGCGCCTGTGACGTACCTTCTCTTGTTCCTTTCGTAGTCAACATTTACGAAGAACTTAGAGGCGATACTGTAATCTTGATGGAGGGAGCCCAAGGCTTCTGGCTAGACCCTGATTGGGGTGACTACCCATACGTCACTTCCTCGCACACTGGCACAGCCGCAGCCATGCAGAATGGCATTAGTCCTCGGTCAATTCGTAACGTTTGGGGCATCATCAAGGCTTACGAGACTTATGTAGGTAAGCGTCAGTTTCAGCCATCCGAAGAAGTTTTTGACCGCATCCAAGAGGCGGGACAAGAATTTGGAGCCACGACAGGGCGCGTCCGACAGTGTAACTGGCTAAATGTGAAGGAGATTCATCAGGCTATCGCTATGAATGGCGTTAATCGTCTGGTGGTAAACAAGATGGATGTTTTGCGTAAGGTTGGTGCTTGGGGCACAACTGAGGGTCCATTTTATGGTGAACGGCATTTCCGTATCTTCTTACAAGAGGAATTTGGACCTCTCGCTGGTGTGGACAAGATTTATTTCTCCGACAATCCAGCAACAATTTATGAAGAAAACCCCTTGACAGCAGCCGCCTGACAGGCTATATTATACTTGTCGTTGGAGGACAGATGCCGAAGAACTATGGATACGCCTGCATGAACATGCAGTTGTCTAACCCACAAGATTACGGTGGTAAGAAGAAAGATAGAATCACCACCAATCGCTCCATGATCAAGAGAACTTTTCAAGAGAAGGGGATTGAGTATGCGTCCTCCTTGTCTCTCCTAAATGTACTTGATCTCCAGAAAGTTCTCAAATGGAATGTCGAGCACGGGATCCATTTCTTCCGTCTGTCCTCCAACGTTTTTCCTTGGGCATCAGAGTACCAACTTTGTGATATGCCCGACTATGAAGCAATCTACGAGGCTTGTGAGCGAGCAGGCAACTATGCACGGGAACATGGTATTCGCCTTACTTCTCACCCCGGACCATTCAACAAGCTAGCTTCTCCAAACGAGAAAGTATTTCAGAATACTTTGAGAGACTTGGAGATTCATGGTGAGTTCTTTGATATGCTTGGACTACCTCGCAATCACTACGCAAAGATCAACATTCACGTTGGTGCAGCATACGGAAACAAGCCGGTCGCACTAGATACTTTTGTAAGGAACTTTGAACGACTACCAGATTCTATCACTTCCCGTCTAACTGTGGAGAATGATGACCGTGAATCACTTTACTCAACTATTGAACTCTACGAAGGTCTATTTGAACGGACTGGTATTCCGATTGTCTTTGATTACCATCATCATGGTTTTTGCACTGGCGGTATTAGTGAGCGAGATGCGCTTGAAGTCGCAATCTCAACGTGGGGAGACATCAAGCCAGTAGTTCACTACTCAGAGTCCCGAGCGGAGGAGAAGAAGGACGCAAAGATTCGCGCCCACGCACACTCAGATTATGTCAATGGACCGATTGATGATTACGGCTACGACCTTGACGTTATGATTGAGGCGAAGGCTAAGGAACTTGCGCTGTTCAAGCTGAAAAAAAACGACACTGATCGCTTGACAGCAGCAGCATAGCAAGATACACTATCAATAGGAGATTTCAGAATGCATCAAAAAATTATTAACCAAACAGCAGGCTTTATCAAGAATCAGATTATTAAATGGAATAGTTTTTCAATGTTTCCACTAAAAGGTGAACTATGGGAAGAACGCCTTGCGAATGCTTTTGCTGATGCAGGTATTTCTAATGACTGGAAGCCAGATGGTAACCATAAGCCCGGAGTAGATTTTGGTCTTGATGATAAGCCTTTTTCTTACTCCTGCAAGAGTGGAGTTTTAAAAAATGGTATCTTGTCAATCTCCTCATATCGTACAACAAAATACAAAACATTGAGCGAAAAGCTAGACTATCATGATAGCCCTACTGCCAAGCCATTCACACACTATGCTGTTCTTGTTAGAGATATGGACAATAAAGAGCAAGTTTGTATCTTTATTGATAAAGACTATATCAGTGCTCAGTCGTTAAGTTGGCATCCGACCACCTCTACCAAAGGCAAAAACAAAGGCAAAGTAAATGGATGGGCTGGCTCTTCTGAATCTATAACCATGAAGATTCAGAAGTCAATGTCAGATCAGTTTTGGTATTATATTAATTGGAATGATTTGATCAACTCTGGTGCTTGTGTTATTGCATGTAAAATAGGCGGACCGAATGCTAGAGTATGATAAAGTTTATCATATGGATGTTGTTGAAGGTATGCAGCAAATTGCTGACGATTCAGTTGACTGCATCATTATTGACCCGCCTTATAATATTGGTAAAGATTTTGGGAATAACAAAACAAAGACCCAGATTACCGAATATGTTCAGTGGTCAAGACAGTGGATTTCAGAGGCAGAGAGAGTCCTCGCCCCTTCTGGCACTATGTTTATCTATGGTTTTAGTGAAATTCTTGCTTTTCTGGCAGTGGAACTAAAACTTCCATATCGCTGGCTTACTTGGCACTACACAAACAAAACTACGCCAACTCTTAACTTTTGGCAGAGAAGCCATGAGTCTATTCTTTGTGTCTATAAGGATCCAAAAAAGAGAATTTTCAATAGAGATCTTGTCAGAGAGCCCTATACTGAAAATTATGTTAAAGGCTATGCTGGCGGGAAAAGAAAGCGCAAAAACACCACTGGGCGATTTTCTAAAGAAGGATCTGCGGAAACAACATACAAGGTTCACGACAAGGGTGCTTTGCCAAGAGACGTTATCAAAGTAAGTGCCCTTGCTGGTGGAGCCGGTTTGCGACAGAGATTTGTTTATAATATTGATAATGATAAATTATATACGAAAAAAGAAGCAAAGAAAAATGGCTTTACTAATATTTTGCACCACCCAACTCAAAAGCCAGTTGAGCTGACAGAAAGATTGCTTCTATCTTGTTTAGATCAAAATAAAACCAATTCTGTTGTTATCCCATTTTGTGGAACTGGTAGCGAATGTTATGTCGCTCAATATCTTGAACAACAATGGATTTCATTTGAAATCAACCAAGACTATCAGCGCATGGCGACAGCGCTCCTGCGCGACGGGTTCCCACAGGGCGATCCGTTTACTTGACAGCAGACGATCACCCGGTTACATTACAAACATAACAAGGAGGACAGTATGTCTACATCAACCGAAGAGAAGAAGCGCTACGTGCTGGAATACATCCGTTCACTCGTGGCTATTGAAGAGGCTATGGAGCCTTACAAGGAGCAGAAGCGTGAACTGCGCACTGAGTTCCGTGAGCAGGGCTGGCTTAACACCGACGAGATTCGTGCGGCTGTGAAGGCTTACCGCCTGTTCAAGGGCAAGGTGAACATTGACGACGTTTACGACAACTACAAGATGCTCTCTGGTGGCACCGAGGAGGGTGAGTGATTATTCAGTATCAGCGCCTTGACGAATATGTCAAGATTCCTACACGCTCTAATCCATCCGACGCAGGGCTGGACGTGTATGCCAATCTTAGAGATCCAATCGTTATTGAACCACGCGAATCAGCCATCATTCCGACTGGTCTAAAGTTTGGTATTCCTCACGGCTACATGCTTCAAGTAATGAATCGCTCAAGCATTGCAGCGAAGCGTGGACTCATGGTTGGCGCTCATGTGATTGATTCTGGCTATGATGGAGAGGTGTTTATCAATCTTCATAATGTCGGGCATTCACCACAGATGATTCGCTTTGGAGACAAGATTGCACAACTTGTGATGGTACCGGTGGTTGCATTCCGTCCAAATCTGATTCAGGACGACTTGTACCATGATCCTATTACTATCTCAAACCGCGGCGATGGAGCCCTTGGGAGCACAGGATCATGAGTAAAGCACAAGATAACGTAAGAGAGGACTTGCAAAAACAACGCTTTGATCTCATAGGAGACCATACGCGTGATGCTACTTTTGATGCATTTTACAAGATGCCAATTGAGTTTAAAACTAAGGCTAAAGACAAAGGTTCTACTACAAAGAGGCGATATGCTAATGATCCTTTTGCTTCGTGCGTTCTTCTAGTTAGCAATTACGTTGACAAAGCAACTCTTGGAGAGGAGGATTGGATTGCGTTCCCACCCGCCACCGCCGAATGGAGAAAGGAACAAGAAAGAAAACTAAAAAAGGACAATGGCACTATTCCTTGTTTTGATGAAATAGAAAAGATTGAAAAACTTCTGGGTGCAGCAGCAAAAGACCCAGAAGTAGCAGCAATTCTGGAAAAATTTAGAAATCAAGTCCATGGAAATAATCCGACAATCCCTAAAATATTCTTTGACTCCGATGGAGAGTTTACTTCGATTAACAGAAAGAAAATAAACGTTGAACACTCCGAATGGATGTTTAGAGTACCCAACAATATTGATAAGGGTGCCTTTTTGCGAGAAAAAATAGATCTCTACATAGATTGGCTAGAAAAAACAAAACACAATCTAGAGGATAACGATGGATAAAAACACAACAAAACTTATGTTTAGTTCAAAGTCAAACGATTGGGCTACTCCCCAGTCCTTCTTTGACAAGCTGAACGGCATCTTTGGTCCATTCACCTTGGATGCCGCCGCGTCGGCTGATAATTACAAGGTTGCCAACCACTATACTGAGTCTGATAATGCCCTGTCTCAGGATTGGTCAGGTAACCGAGTATTTTTAAACCCACCTTATGGTCGTAACCTAAAAGATTGGGTCCGCAAGGGCTACGAAGAAGGACAGAAGGACGACACTACTGTTGTCATGCTTATTCCTGCCCGCACTGATACAAAGTATTGGCACGACTATGTGATGAAGGCAGACGAGATTCGTTTTGTCCGCGGTCGTATCAAGTTTGGTGATGAGACGAATTCCGCACCATTCCCATCAGCCGTAGTGGTATTCCGCCAGTCAGTGTACCCAACCCCACGTATCACAGGGATGGAGCGCCCGTGAATAGAGCACAAAGACGGCGACTTAAGAAGAAGAACAAAGGCAACGAAAAACTCGCCCAAAAAATTTCCAGCTTTAGCCACAGACCAGACAAGTGCTCAGCGTGTGACGCCGCATTTGATGGCAAATCTAAGGAACATGCGATGACGTGGCGGGTTGTTGTTCGGGAAGACCCAATAAGAGTTTCCCTATTTTGTCCAGATTGTATCCAAAAAGCACAGGAAGTATTAAATGTCGAAGATTGACCCATTTAACACACATGAAAAGGAAGTCCTAAATGGGCTTGAGAAGCTTGCCCAGCGGGAAGCAGTTAACCACCCACAACACTACAACGCAGGAAGCATTGAAGTAATTGATGCCATTGAGGATTGGGGACTTGACTTTAACGCAGGCAATGTGGTAAAGTATGTTGCGAGGCACCAACACAAGGCTAACGCAATTGAAGATCTAAAGAAGGCTCGTTGGTATCTTGACCGAATTATTGAGAGGCTACAGAAATGCCAGTAACAAGGATTAGCAGACGAAATTTTGACCAAATTCTTGGCGGAAGCGTAAAAGAAGAACATGACGTGGTGATTAAGCTATATGGCTCCAATTGCCACCTATGCCATGCACTGAAGCCGCAGTTTGTAGATATTTCGGATGAATATCCAGACATACATTTCTACGCCCTCAATATGGAAGAGGGAGAAGGGTTGGAAAAAAAGTACGGCTTTGAAGGGGTGCCTTCAATATGCTATGTTAGAACGGGGGGCTTCCGCCCCACCATTCGTTTCATGGATGACCCCAATAAGCCGCACAAAGAAACGTGGTTTCATCCAACCGCTATTAGAAACTTTATTGACAAAAATAGGAGCTAACAATGTCAAAACTAAATCTAGATGCTGCAAAGACGCAGCTACGTGGCGAGGCACTTGAACATCTTGCAGCGATTGAGTTGCTGCTTACAAAGCCAGCAGCTATTTCTGAACATACTCAGTTTGTAGAGGAAATCAAGTCGCACTCAAAGCAGCTATCAGAGGCAGAAGAGGCACTAGCCGTGCTTGAAAAGTATTTTGGCACACTTGAAAATACTGCCACTGAAGACGATGCTTGAAGCACTAACTTACGACGATGTATTGCTGGTCCCGCAGTATTCAGACATTCGGTCGCGTTCTGACATAGATATTACAACTGATATGGGCAACGGATTGCAACTGCATTTGCCAATCTTTGCTTCGCCCATGGATACAATTTCTAACGAACGCATGGCGCAAACAATGTCTATGGAAGGCGGGTCAGCAATTATTCACCGGTACAACAGCCCCCGCGCTCAGGCAGACATTGTAGAAGAATCCCTTCAGTTGGGAGCAACAAACGTTGGTTTTGCCGTTGGTGTCACTGGTGACTTTATCATGCGAACTGAGAAGTGCTTAGACGCAGGTGGAAATTTTGTTTGCGTAGACGTGGCGCATGGGCACCACGTTATGATGCGCGAAGTATTGGCATCCTTAAGACGAGAGTTTGGAGCCGACCTTCATATCATGGCTGGCAATGTTGCAACGCTGGATGGCGTGAACGCTCTTGCAGACTGGGGCGCGAACTCTGTTCGCTGTAACATTGGCGGTGGCTCTATTTGTTCCACCCGAGTTCAAACTGGTCACGGAATGCCCGGACTACAGACAATCTTTGATTGTTCCAAGACGAGCCGCGATGTGACAATTATCGCTGATGGTGGCATTCGCAACTCTGGTGATATTGTAAAGGCACTTGCGGCAGGTGCCGACGCCGTTATGTTGGGCTCGTTGCTTGCAGGAACCAAGGAGACGCCGGGGGAAATCATCATGGATTCCGATGGCACGCGCTACAAGATGTATCGCGGCATGGCTTCCAAGGAAGCACAGATGGATTGGCGTGGTCGTTATTCAAGTTTTGAAGGTGTGTCGGCTCGTGTGCCATATCGTGGCAGCGTCCGCTATGTTCTTGAAGACCTTGAAAAGGGTATCCGCTCTGGGCTATCATACTCCGGCGCCCGCTCTATCCGTGAGCTACAGGCACGAGCCCGGTGGGTTCAACAGACCTCGGCAGGAACAGGCGAGAGCAGAACACATATCACCACAAGGAATTGGTAATGTCTGGCGACCCAAATTACGGACAAGATTTGAAGTCCATCCGTTTTATGGTGTCGGATGATGACCATGCAAGACTGCTGATTAGACTGAGACACAATAAGGTAAAAGTGTCTCAGTTTTTTCGTGCCGTCATTGATGGCATTATTGAAGAGGACCCAAACTTAATACAATTTTTAGATTCTTACGTTCTTGATCATAAGATTTTGAGCCGACAAAGGTTTACCAAGTCTCTTAAACTTAAAAAGAAAGGCGAAGAGGCTTTGGAAGATTGGGGACTTCTTGATGATGCCGAGAAAGAAAACATATTTGATTTAATAGCAGAGGAGTTTCCAGATCTATGAATAAAGATGACTTATTAATATGCGCCCAGCAATGCTTGAAAGACAAAGAATGTTGCGGAGCGAGTGGCTGTAGATACCACATTGATTATGAAGACGAGTTTAATTGCTCTCTTATTTCTATCTACGAAAATGGTGCAATGTCTTTGCGTGAAATAGCAAAGCGCGAGGGTTTATCTTTCGCTAGAATAAAGCAGATACAAGACAAAGCACTAATTAAATTAAAGAAGCGTTTACCAGAAGGCGAAAATTTATTGGCTTCTTCTGGTGATGTTGACTATTTATCATTGAGTTTTTAAAGGAGATTTAAAACTATGGCTCGTAAGACACTATTGACAGAAGCAGAGATTCGCCAGTTCATGAAGCTAGCGAACATTAAACCACTACAGGAAATGGGTGGTGAACTACCAGTCCCCGGCATGAGAGATGACGAGGATGAAGATGAACCCGGTATGCGTGATATGCGCGAAGCCGATCGTGATGACAAGGATGACGAAGACGAACCCGGAATGCGCGATATGCGTGAAGCGGATCGTGATGATAAGGATGATGATGATCCACCCGGAATGAGAGGAATGCGCGAGGCTGACCACGACGAAGATGAAGAGCCCGGCATGAGAGACATGCGTGAGCAAGAAGATGAAGAGGTGGAAATGGACATGCAGATGGATGCTCCCGCAGATGATTTGGGCGAACCCGCCGCCATGGGCTTGGATGATGATGCTGACTTGGCTGCTGACGGCGGTAAAGAAGAGCAGTTTGCCGACATCGTTGACAAACTTGCTGACCTACTTGGTCTTGATGCCGACGTTGAGGTTGGCGGCGAAGAAGGTATAGGGGGTGAAGTTGACGCCATTGAAGGTGGTGAACTAGAGGCTGATGCCGCTCCCGAAGCCCCAGAGATGGAGATGGGTGACGATGATGATGCAGATGAACCAATGATGGAAAGTGACGAAGAAATTGTGCAAGAGGTCGCTCGCCGCGTGGCTGCACGCCTACTCCGCGAAAAGAAAGAAGAAGATATAGCGAACAAGCTAGCTGAACGTATCTTCCGTCGCTTGGCTTCAAAATAATAGCTTGACAAAAATCTCCTGAGCCGTTATAATAACCATCTAGGGCACCATTCCTAGGTGGTTATTTCATTTGGAGAGACAATGGATTTAATTATAAGTTTTGTCATAGGTGGTTGTTCATTTCTATTAGGGTGGATGGCTTGTTCTGGGTTATATTTTCTCAGGACAACAAGGTTGACTATGTCAATTCTAAAGATGACTTACATATTTTATTTGACAATTATCAATAAAGGGTTAGAATATTTACACTATGCTCATGTAAATAAGTTAGAGGCTCTTCGCAAGAATGGCAAGTCTTATGGGCATGAAGAATATGAAGCCCTTAAGAAAGATAACGATAACTTAATTCAAACTTATAAAGACAATTCAATTGTCTATTTACTTCAGGCACACCCCGAATTGTTTAAGCAGGCTTTAGAGTTTGATGACTGGCGGGGCTCGCAAAGATTTTTAAATAGCAACAAGTATGCAGCAATCATATTTTCAAAGGAGAATTGAAAATGATAAGAAAGATTATCGGCAAAATTGTACAAACAATCCTTACACCGCCAGCGAAGGAAGGCACTGAAGAAGCACAAAATCAATCAGCAGATGCCACCGCGTCCAAGGTTAAGACAGTTAGCCTTGAAGAATTGTTAGGTGGAGGAGAATTGGCGAAGGAGCCAGACCTGCGGGTTATTGGTCTTTATTCCTCGGTTGAAGACGAAAAGATTGCAGAACTTACACAGGCACTGCTTTATCTAAACGAGACAAACCGCCTGCTTCCCGAAGACAAGGAAAAGAAGCCTGTTGAATTTTACATTAACACTTACGGTGGCTCCGCTGACGATATGTTTGCAATGTACGACGTTATGCAGAGAGTTATGGAAGAAACCGAAATCCACACCATCGGTGTTGGTAAGGTTATGTCCGCAGGCACCCTACTCCTCGCAGCAGGAACAAAGGGCAAGCGCAAGATTGGCAAGAACTGCCGCGTTATGATTCACAACGTAGCAGCCGGCAACTTTGGCACCCTACCTAACTTAGCCAACGAACTTGAGGCTATCCAGCAGTTGCAGGATGATTACATCTCCGCTATGGTTGAGAACACCAAGTTCACCCGCAAGAAGTTGGAGAAACTACTTAATGAAAAGGTAAACATCTATCTCTCTGCCGAAGAGGCTGTTAAGTATGGTCTTGCCGACGAGATAATGTGAGGTTAAATTATGTCTGATAGTTTGTTAATGCTTCTTGAAATGATCGAGGAGGTTTTGGAAGAAAGAAGCCAGAGCGCTCAAGAACTTTCCGAGAGATACGCCAAGTTACATGAAGAAATTTTCAAAATGCTTACCGAGGAAGAGGGGATTGAAACAGTTCCAATTAGGGAAAAAAACACCCGAGGTGTAGAACTACCCCATAGAGTTACCTACAAATTGAAAAGTTTTGCAAATCGTGCTGATTTAACGGAAAAAATAAAAGAGAGACTTGAACTTCCCGACACCGCCCTGCCAGTTTATGATAGCAGCGGAAATCAAATTATTGGTTATAAACTTAAGAGCGGTAGAAGCATAGTTTTTAATTTTGTTCTCAAGCCCCAAAGAGGGTTCAACATAGCAGAGCAGATGGAAAGCGTTATTGCTCGCGCAACTGGAAATCCAGACGCAGAATTTAAAGAAGTTCCCGTGCTCCAAAACCAGCTTTCAAGAATGGAAGAAGATGCTGGGCGAATACTTGGCAAACCCTTAACAAAGCTGAAAAACCAAACATTGCCAGATGAAGGGATCTATAAAAAATACGGAGCCACCAGTGGAGTTCCAAAAACAGATCTTATTGGAATTAATGGAGAAGCAAGATACTCTGTCAAAAAAAGTGGAGGCTCTCAATTTGTTTCAGCGCAAGGTCCTGAATCTGCTGCCTTATGGCACATTGCTGCCAAAAATTCCGCAGCAAATCCGTATGAAAAAGCCGTAGATGAAGCGTTGAAAAACATTCCTGAACTAATAAAGCAACAATTTTCTTATGAACAATTTCAAAACATAAAGAGTTTTACGCAAAAAGAGAAAGCCGAGATTTTTAGTGAAGTTGGCAACACTTTATTCAAAAAAATCATTGAAGGCATGAACATTGATCCAGAAAAGTTTAAAGAGGCGTTTGCGGTTGAAGGAATGACTGGCAGAGAAAAATTTAACAATGGAAAAGGCACAGCAAATCTTTTGCTTACTTGGAATGAAACTGGCTCTCCAGCAATAGAGCCAATCCAAACAATTGAAAAATTTGTAAAATTAAATAAAGATAAGATAAAACTAAGAGTTAGCGACCGAGGCGGTAAACGCGGAGGCTCAATTAGGGGAGACATCAAAGACCAGTCAACAATGAACGAAAGTATTGTAATTGAGGTTATTGAAGATGAAGCCCAAGAGGCAAAAAATGAAGTTGAAAAATTTATCAAATCCAATAACATAACTCCTGAAGAAATGAAAAAAATCATCCAGAAAGCAGGGGTGGTCATAAAAGAACAGGCAGCCAACCAAGGAGCACAGTTAGCAGTGCGCAATCCAGACTTATTAGATAAGGTAACAGAACAAGCTGTTGAACTATTAAAAAGACTTGGCAACACAGCCTTAGATCTTATGATAAAATACGCTGGACTTGATAAGGCAGATCAGCCTTCTGCTGACACAAAGTCTGAAAAAAATTACAACCAGCTTGTTGAGGGAATGACAAAGCAGTTCAGATCACTGGTTTACCAAAAATCCGATAGCGGTAGATTTCCAATGGTTAGGTTTCTTGATTACCTCATCGCACCACAGTCAGGCGGCGAAATAAACATGACACCTTTTTATGAAGGACTACCAGTGGAATTTGGAGATACTGAAGAGCCCGAAGAAGAAACACCAATGGAGGAAACTTGAAATCACCACTACGTTATCCCGGTGGCAAAACACGCGCAATAAAGCACCTACTCCCCCACATTCCAGAGGGGGACATTTGTTCCCCGTTCTTGGGCGGTGGTTCTCTGGAGTTGGTGCTCGCCGAAGATAGAAAGGTATACGCTTACGATGCGTTCTATCCTCTCTATAACTTTTGGAACTGCTTACTCACAGACCGAGAAAAGTTGGTCCAAGAAGTCCGCAGACTACACCCAATGGACAAGATTGGGTTCAAGACCCTGCGCGAACTCCTAAAGTCATACGACAGCAACCACGCACAATCTTACGTTGCGGCTGCTGCTTACTTTGCGATTAATCGCTCCTCGTTCTCAGGCGCAACACTATCGGGTGGATACTCCAAGCAAGCAGCCGAAGGTCGCTTTAACGACAACAGCATCAAAAGGCTTGAGAATTTTGAAGCACCCAACCTAAAAGTAGGGTTTCTAGGCTTTGAGGAGTCTATACAACAGCACCAAAATAAGTTCCTATACTTGGACCCGCCTTACTTTTTGGAGGCAAGGAGCAAGCTCTACGGAAAGAACGGAGATATGCATGAAGATTTTGATCACGAAATGTTACATTATCTCTTGACAAATCGTCAGAACTGGT